GATATTAGTCAGCCGAATGTGGAATATGATGGCTTTCCACCAGAGGAAAATAGTAGTCAGCCCAATGCTAATCACACCAATGACTTTCCCCCGGATGTCGGAGTGGAGTCAGACGAGGACGGGAAGCCGTACTCGGATGATGAAAGTACGAACGAGGAATTCAGTGGATTAGATAGAAGTCCTAGTCAAGAGTACTATGACTTTCTCCGAGAGATGGCCGGGTCCTTTGAACAGGCACCGAGCGATTCGGAAGACGAGGATGATGAAGAAGATGAAGACGAAGAAGTCAAAAAAGAAGAATTTGAAATCGACATGACAGATGACATCAATGCTCTAGTAGCTGATGAAGACTTGACCGAAGAATTCAAAGCGAAAGCTAAAACTATTTTTGAAAGCGCAGTAGCTGCTAAAGTCAAAGAACAAATGATTGAAGCAGAAGCTAAGTTAGAAGAAGAAACAACACAAAAAATCGAAGAAATCAAAGATGATTTAACCGAAAAAGTTGATTCTTACTTGAACTATGTTTCAGAAAGCTGGGTTGAAGATAATGAGTTAGCTATCGAAAGAGGATTAAAATCCGAATTGACAGAAGATTTCATTAACGGTTTAAAACAACTGTTCGAAGAACATTATGTTGAAGTACCAGAAGACAAGTTTGATGTAGTTGAAGAACTAGCAAACAGACTTGACGAAATGGAAGATAAATTGAACGAAGAAGTTGCTAGCAACATCGGAGCTCAACAAGATATCGAAGAACTTCAACGAGAAAAAATTATTAGCGAGGCCTCAAAAGACTTAGCTGATACTCAAATTGAGAAACTTAAAGCTTTATCAGAAGATGTAGACTTTGAAAGTACCGAAACATTCCAAGAGAAAGTTTCAACTCTTAAAGAATCATACTTCGGAGAAGGTAAAGTTGAGGTTGTCTCAGACGATAGCGCTGTAGTAAGCGAAGATGCTGATTTTTCTGGAGCGGGCGATGTCGCTCAACCAGTAAATGAAGGTATGGCTCAATATACTGCGGCTTTAACCAAGTTTGCTAACTTAGATAATAAGAAAAGCTAACTTAAATTAGGAGACTATAAACAATGTTTATGTCAGAAAACTTACAAGAAAAATGGGCACCAGTCCTCGAGCATGCTGATCTTCCGAAAATTGAAGACAACTACAAGAGAGCTGTAACATCCGTTATTCTTGAAAACCAAGAAAGAGCGATACAAGAAGAAAGAGGTGCGATGAATGAAGCACTTGGAGCTGGTACTGGTACAGTAGCTGGAGCACCTGGTGGTGTTACTGCAACTGCAGCCAACTGGGACCCAATTCTTATATCTCTAGTTCGTAGAGCAATGCCAAATTTGGTAGCCTATGATATCTGTGGTGTTCAACCTATGACAGGACCTACTGGACTTATCTTTGCTATGAAAGCAAGATATGTTGACAGTACTACTGCTGTAGATAGAACTGAAGCCATGTTCAACGAAGCTGATACAGACTTCGCTGGAACAGGTACACATGCAGGAGCAGACCCATTCGCGTCTGGTTCAGCTAACACAGCTATTCAAACTGGTTACACAACTGGTACAGGAGTTGCAACAGCAACAGCTGAGATTGATTCTACAATTCCAGAGATGTCGTTCACGATTGAAAAAGCTACAGTTACAGCTAAAAGCAGAGCGCTAAAAGCTGAGTACACAATCGAACTCGCACAAGACCTTAAAGCTATTCATGGCTTAGATGCAGAAACAGAATTAGCTAATATTCTATCTGGTGAAATCCTCGCGGAAATCAACAGAGAAGTTGTTAGAACTGTTAATCAACAAGCTAAGATTGAAGGGTTGGCATCAGAAGCTAACTTAACAGGAACAGCTGTTAACGGTCAATTCAACCTAGATACAGATTCTTCAGGAAGATGGTCAGTTGAAAAATTCAAAGGTCTTATGTACCACATTGAAAGAAACGCTAATGTTATAGCACGACAAACACGAAGAGGTAAAGGTAACTTTATCATGTGTTCAAGTGATGTAGCTTCAGCTCTTGCAATGGCAGGTGTATTAGATTACGCTCCAGCATTATCAACATCATTGAGTGTTGACGATACTGGAAACACTTTTGCTGGTGTCCTTAACGGTTCCATCAAAGTGTATATCGATCCATATTACGCTTCAGTCGCTCAGCGACCTACAGGTGTAACAGGTGGTGAAGGATATTGTACAGTAGGGTATAGAGGAACTAATCCTTTTGACGCTGGTGTATTCTATTGTCCTTATGTACCATTACAAATGGTTCGTGCAGTTGGTGAAGATACTTTCCAACCAAAAATCGGATTCAAAACTAGATACGGTATGGTTTCAAACCCATTCGTAGGTTCTACTCCGGCTGATGGCTTGGCAGCTACTTCAACTAACTCTTACTACAGATCATTCGAAGTATTGAATCTTCTATAAGTAAGACTCTAAATCATAGGCGCGTGAATTAAT